ATTCATGGCGACTGTTTAGAAAAAATGGGAGATATGGTTGAATTGATTCTATAAAAGTTCATTTGGGCCTTTAGCTCAAGGGTAGAGTTCGACTCCTGGAAAGCATCTAACTATAAATAGTGCGTAGTATCGAACTAATGGAGATGATTATGCACTATTTGATTTATAAAGTAACAAACCTTGTAAACGGCAAAATCTACATTGGAGCACATAAAACCGAAGACATCGATGATGGTTATATGCGGTTCAGGAAAGTTGATTCAAAGAGCCATCAAGAAATATCGGTCTTGAAAACTTCTCGAAAGAAATCTTGTTCGAAGCATCCTCTTCTGAGGAGATGTTCGAGAAGGAACGAGAGTTGGTTGAAATTGGTTCCCACTCGTATAATCTTAAGCAGGGTGGATATGGTGGGTGGATTCATCTTTCTAAAGAAAAAGTAAAGAAATTCGGTTATCTTGGTGGGGTTAAAATCAGAGATTTAAAATTAGGTATTTTTAAAGAACGGGCATACGCATAACTGCTTTTCAAAAGAATCGCAGAAAAAAGGAATGGAAAATGCTAAAAGTGATATTGCAGTTAAAAAACGAAAAGAAACAATGACGAGAATTAAACATCAGCAAGGATCGACGAATTCGCAATATGGAACAATGTGGATTACAAATGGGACTGCTAATCGAAAGATTAAGAAGGAAGATGTGATTTGAGAAGGATGGAGAAAAGGTAGAGCAATTAAATAACCCGTCGTAGCTCATGGCGAGCAGGAGCACTTATAATGCTTTCGTCCAGATAAGACCCAGGATGTGGTTCGATTCCACACGACGGGACCAGAAAAAATTTTTACTGAAAGGCTTGACATCTTGCGTGCGTGTGCTATACTAAGCACATGAAGTAAGGCAAACCAACTGGAGTTGAACATGAAAGACCAAAGTTTTCGAACATACCCTGTCTATAAGAATGAAATAATTGAGACAGATGATATGGCGAAGATTATGAATCTGAAAGCCATGGTAGAGCAATGGGACCTTGATTTTAACCAGAAGATCACTCGAATGCTTGAGTTGGCTGACATAACGATGACGCGCCAAGCCTGGAACCATTTCGGTGGTAATAATGGCGCCAATGTTCTACTTGCCAAGTTGAAGGGAATTAAAGACCAATTTAATAGTGTCAAACTCTGTTTGGAAGACGATGTGATCGAAGCCATTATCTTTGATCAGAAGAGGGCGAAATGAACCAGAAGCAAGCGTTGACAATTATAGCCCAGCTCGGTGGCAATGGTTTTAAGGTGATGACCGGGGCGAAGAACTTCATCTACGGACCCGACGGGCTTACCTTCAAGATCGGACGGAACTGCCACAGTATCAATGGTGTCCGTGTTCAGTTAGAACCGACGGACGTCTACACGGTTGAATTTTTAAGGATAAATAAGAACGGTACAACCGTCGTATCAAAGCACGAAGACGTCTATTGCCACGATCTGCAAGATCTCTTCGAAAAGAAGACGGGTATGTATACGTCCATTTATTAAGAACCTCGGGTCGGCTGGTGTGGACGGCAGCCTTTCAAGCTGTTCAGCGGGGATCGTAACCCCGGAGGTTCACCAACACTGAATCCATATGCTAGTGGTTAGGCAAGCGGACTTTCACTCCGTTGACGAGGGTTCGAGCCCCTCTGGATTCACCAAATTATTCCTCTATAATTCAATGGTAGAATGACGGGCTGTTAATCCGTTAATCCTGGTTCGAGTCCAGGTGGAGGAGCATTCAGATGATAGTATCGAACTATCGTCTAACTATAAATAGTGCATAGAATAACTGTGGAGAGGACACTATGCACTATTTGATTTATAAAATCACTAATCAAATAAACGGTAAAATCTATATCCGGAGCACATAAAACCAACAACATCGATGACGGCTATATGCGGTTCGGGTAAGTTGATTCAAAGAGCCATCGAGAAGTATCGGTCTTGAAAACTTCCGAAAAGAGATCTTATTCGAATCCGAATCATCAGAAGAGATGTTCGATAAGGAACGAGAGTTGGTTGAAATCGGTCCTCATGCTTATAACCTTAAGCCGGGTGGAGAAGGTGGATTTGATTATATCAATCATCTCGGTTTAAATCTATATGGTAAGAATGGGAATTCTGGATACGGGTTAGAAAACTTGATTTCGTTGGACATCGTAAAACAAAAAATGATTGAAAATGGGTGTTGGGAAGAGCACAAAAAACGAATCTCATCATCGATTATAAAGTTGTATATCTCCAATCAGATGATAAATGGATTTAAAGGGAAATCGCATTCAGTAGAGGTTAAGCAAACTATCGGAATGAAAAATTCTGTAAATCAACAGGGCAATGGAAATTCTCAATACGGGACGATGTGGGTCACAAACGGAATTGACAATCGAAAGATTAAGAAGGAAGATGTGATTCCAGAAGGATGGCGAAAAGGTAGAGTGATAAAACCTAATGAGGGTTCAGTATGAAGCAAATTACCTTGGATGTCGATGCTATCACGGTACTGAGAGTTAAAGATCAGACGGATCAGATTTTTATCCACTTCAAAGGTCCATCTCCCTATCCTAAATGGATTGCTCGTTCACCGATTTTGAGTATGAATGTTGCCGAGGGGTCTGGTGTCGATTATGTCCGCCAGGCATTCGGGATGGAACCAGAGGTGATCGGTAAATTATCTCAATGAATTTGGGTGTCTAGTCCCGTAACGGTAGCGGGGGCGGTCTGTAAAACCGATGGCTCAGTCCCTTCTAGGTTCAAATCCTAGGGCACCCACCAAACAATGGCACCTGAGTCTGCTAGGTGTGGGCGCCTGCCTGTCACGCAGGATATAGAGGGGTTCGAATCCCCTAGGTGTCGCCAAATTCGAATATGGAGAACCGAGATGACAATATCGGCAACCGGAGTGGCTTTCTATCGATTAGTTGAAGCCAACGGGTGGCAGATGGCTCTGGAATTGATGCGTCTCCGTAATCATCCATCTCACATTTGGGAATGGCCAACATCTCTTCAGATGGGCGAATACACTCTTGCAAAGAACTACTTCGGGTCGTTAGCTCAATAGGTAGAGCAGGGGGCTCTTAACTCCAAGGTTATAGGTTCGATTCCTATACGACCCACCAAATTCAAGGAAGTCAGATGATCAAATTTCTGTATCACTGGTTATTGGTGTTCGCCGATAATAACTACACCGAAGCCTATTGGCACGCAGTCGATGAGAGCCGATTTTCTCTATCGAATTTAACCATGATGATAATCGCCGAAAGCACTGAAGACTAGATTTTGGGTGCCTAGTTCAACGGTAGAACATAGCCCTTTTAAGGCTTCGATCAGGGTTCGATTCCCTGGGCACCTACCAGTATAAGTAATAAAATAGCTCAGTGGTCTAGTGGCTACGATGCTGGTCTCCAAAGCCATGCGACGAGGGTTCGAGTCCTTCCTGGGCTGCCATATGATGCGGGATTGGCATATTGGTTGTGCTCCAGCCTTCCAAGCTGGCTAAAGGAGTTCGATTCTCCTATCTCGCTCCAAATTAAGCCTCTCAAGCTAATCTGGTGAAAGCAACGGACTGAAAATCCGTAGAGCCTGGATCGAAACCAGGGGGAGGCACCAATTTTCTTTGAATTAAAGAAAAGGATTCAATAAATGAAAAAACTTCTGATTGGGTTGACAGGCAGAACCGGTTCTAACGAAATCGCCGGCTGCGGCAAGGATACGGTTGCCAATTTCATTTGCAGACATCTTTCCATTCAGAGTTATGGATTTGCCGACCCTATCTACGATATGGTAAAAGCTGGCTTTGGAATCGATGGAAAATCTAAAGAATGGCAGGATAGAGGAAAGAAGTCAGCTCCTATAGACTGGTTAAGTGCAGAGAGAGACATATCGCTGCGATATCTTCTCGAAACCTTGGGTACCGAATGGGGTCGTGAGATGATATGCTCTGACTTGTGGGCTCGAATTGCAGAGAAAAGATACCGCGAGTCCGAGGCAGGACTGGTTATTCGAGATGTTAGATTTCCAAATGAAGTCGATTGGATCGATAGATTGGGCGGCACGCTTGTTCATATCATCAGACCTAACCATTTCAACCCAGAAGCTAATCCTAATCATCCTTCCAACAAACCTCTATCGATTAGGGACTACGACAAGGTGATTATGAATGATGCCGATTTAGATACTCTGAGGAATAGGGTTCTCAAATGCTTGAGTGAGATTTTATAATGGTTTGTAAAGTCAAAGGAAAAAATGAAGATTTCATCAAAGCTCTTCAAACATAGGTAGCGATGTAATCGCCTTGTAAGCGATAAAGCCCGGCGCAAATCCGGGGAAGAGCTCCAAACTTGAGGAAATGCTATGCTGACTGAACGCGATTTGAAAATTGGCGGCAAGTATCTTTACTGGTCACCATCAAAGATGTGTCACACTCATGTCGCCTATGTAGGAAAACGCAGAATTCCAGAGGTGTTCGTTTTTCGAGACCCTCTCACTTTGAATGAGATATGGGCCGATAATCTCATCAATATCGCAATAGATAATGGCTGGGTCGAAAATTTTGTCAATGAGAAGGAAGAGTAGTCATAAATACTATTCTAACATACGGGGGTGGCGATCTATGGGGTGGAAATGTAAACATTGTTATGGAGAATTTGATTTTCCAAGAGCCACAGACAGAGCCAACCATACTAGGCACTGTAAAGACAATCCCCAAAAACAGGTAACTGAAAAAGCTGCATCAGATGCAACGCGAAAGAGATTTGATTTGGAATTGGGGATGTATGTAAATTTTGAAGTGGTGTGTGATGAGTGCGGCAACACTTTTACTGTTCGAGAACGAGAGAAACAGTTTCCAAGAATTAAGTCTTACTTTTGCTCAAGAAATTGTTCCAATTCGGTGGGCGGTAGAGTAAAAGTTGAAAAGTACGGGTACAAACAATATAAGACTATTGCGGGGAAGTATTATAAATTGCAATGTGCAGTTTGTGGTGTTGAGGACATTCTAGATGTTCATCACATTGATGAAAACAGAAAGAATTTGCATCCTAGTAATTTGATATTTTTGTGTCCGAATGATCACGCTCGTTTACATCGCCAAAATGATGAAAGAGTGCGAAAAGTTATAGAGGGGCATGGGGCTGCTTGGGGTGGCCGTCTCCTTTGCACGGAGAACTTCAGCGGGGTTCAAATCCCCGATGCTCCACCAAGTTATTTTGTAATACCGTAGCTGATGGCGAGGGTTCGACTCCCTCGCGCTCCACCAATATTGGCATCATGCCTAAAATGCGCGATAGATAGCGCATTAAACTAGATAATGCTCCCTTTATAACGCATCGATATGTCGACTATTCGTATGCGCCAAGGTGGAATGGGTTGGGCAATGGTGCGAGCTGAAGCACGTTAATCGACCAACCAAAGGGGGCACCTTATGCCGGGTTCTATAACACCATTAGAGCGTCTAATCATCATAACAGCCAGAAAGTATCTGGTTACGGATGCCAGAACTGTGGAAGAAGAGATGGAGCCGAGCAAGTTACCATTCACGGCTCAGGATGCTCTGATTGCAGAAGCCAACCCGTGATGCGATCATTGGCTCTATGGTAAGATTTATAACGAGCACAGAGCCATAAACAAAATTCCACCAGAGCGTTCGGCGTTTCAGAAGGCTTTGTTAAGTTTAATGAAGAAGAAGTATCTTAAGGCAGATTGGTCGGATCGTTATATCTTGATTGTAGAAGCAACTCGTTTCGTCAGATGAATATCTCAACCATGTCAGGAGGTGCTTATGTTCCGTTTCAATGGTTTCAACATCACTATTATGCAGGATTGCGTGTTGGCTACCCAAGGAGCGGCTCGTTTTACTTTCCCCACTTTGGAGGCGGCTCTGGCTGCTCTGGGGCAATAATTTGAGGAACTAAACATTATGGTAATCGTCGAAAATGCGCACACATCTAAGTTCGGCACTAATACGCGACAGGGATTCATCGACCATCGAAAAACCGAGGGTGGACTTCGCCTTCCCGTGAAACTGGATTTCGATTCCGAAAGAATTGAAGATACCTACTTCCCATTGAGAAGAGGCGGTAGGCTGGTGTTTGCACTTCCGGGTGGTGGTGAAATCCTGGAACCCGAAAAACTTTAGAATGTAACATCTGGGCGAAAATATTTTTCCTGAAGCACTTGACTTTTCGTCCAGATGTGCTATCATAGGAAGAACAGTAAAGGAGAAACCGATATGTCCAGAACTCGTCACGCTTTGCCTTCTCACTCCCTTCACTACATGAGGGTTCAGAACCGCCGTAAGGCTGAAGAAGCAGTAATTGATGAGTTAAGGGAACACGAGGTTCCCTTTAATCAGGTTCGTCATATCAATCGTTTGACGGCTTTCTGGTCCATCATTCCCGAGCCTTGGGATGACAAGCCGTGCGCCGCGTGGGGCGAGTATCACAATAAGACTCATTCGTTCGCCGAAAACGACGAGCACTATACCAAGCGTGATTGATCCAAAGTAAATAGTATGCCGGCAGATCGGGTAGGGAAAGAAAACGGAGCATGGGCAGCAATGGCGTCTGAAGCCTTGCGGATACCGCACCGAGCCCGATCTTTTTAATTCGCGGGTATAGCATAGTGGTAATGCGTCTGCTTGCCAAGCAGAAGATCGTGAGTTCGAGCCTCACTATCCGCTCCAATTCATATAGGAGAACTTATGCCAATTACTTTCAAAGGAAGGAGAAAACAATGAAAACATTCGAGGAGTTTTTAGATGAAGGCGTCAAAGTTGAGATCAAGAAAAAGTCAAGTGACGAAGCCAACGTGAGTGCACGTCATATAACGTATGATCTGCACGTGAACGGAAAGTATCATACCACATATAAGGATGTCAATGACGCTCTTGATCACAAAGAGAGAATCATGAAAGCGGGTAAGATCGTAGACTAACAACCTGGATGAGGAGATGAGATGGTCGAGGTGAAACAGACCACCTCGAATGTCAAAAAAAGAGGCGGTTCCTAAAAAGACCAGCGATGGCTGCAGAGAGCACACGACCGATAATCGTGAGGTGCCTGGTTCGAATCCAGGGAGCGGCACCAATTTGAGGAAATGGAAATATGATTATAAAAAATAAAGGGTTCGTTGCCGCGCTTCTCGCATCTACCATCACATTAGGATGCGCGACAGCAGACAGAGGGCAGGGCGCCGATGTCTTAAGCACTTATGCTGCTTTTCAACAAGGGTTTAGCGAAGGCAATCCGTTTATGTCTCATCTGTCTATTCCGCAGATGGCTGCTGTTAAATTGGGTCTTACGCAAGCGGTTAAATTTTTACCCGATCCATATTGCACTAGCGGATTATGGGCGCTCACTGGCGTAGGTTATAGCGCCGCAATATGGAATGTCGGAGTTATAGCAGGAAGCGGCCCGGCGGCTATCCCTCTCGTTATAGGAATGTGGTGGTGGCAATGGGATGATTGGAGAGATTCGTCTTATCGCACTTGTCAAGATCCTTGGCACTTTGAGCCACCGACGTTTTTACCCGCATCATATAATGATATGAATTAAAGCGACGCAAAGCCACCGCTCTGATAAAGCGGTAATTTGGGTTTGAATCCCAACAACCCGGGTGTCGGCTAAAAACCGGTTTGAATCCGGCGTCGCCTATTATGATTTTAATGTTTCTTTTTATAAGGTCCGCGTTTCTTTCCGTCGTTTCGCCTCACTCATTTTTTGCTTCGTTTCTTCGGATTTGGGTTTTCTAAGTTTTTGTATAGCAATGTCAGAAAGTCGCTTACCAAGGTTGGCTTCACGTATTTTTTGTTTAAAAAGTTTAGATCTAACAACTCCTTTATTCCAACCATTACCATATGGTGGTGGTATTGATTTATTATCTGTTTGATTTAGCCATTTCTCAGTTATAATAACACCCATTCTTCTTAAAACCTTATGCTCCCATTCTCGTGCTTGTAGAGAGTCGTTAAAAACCTGGCGCACTTCTATAACATCTGGTTCTCCGTGTTCCTCTCGAAAGGCTCGAACATGCTTCGATGAAGTGAAATAAGAAGTCCATAGATCATCTGGATGACAGTTTCTTGCGTATCGAACACCATAATACCACTTGTCATGCTGCTTCCAACCGAATGAGATAGGTGAATGGGGTATAAGTAGTTTTAGACATAATAGCCTCCGTAATAGGTTATTGTGATTAGGATATAGGGGTGTTTGGAACCATCCCTATATCTGTTTTTGTGCTGTATTGCTTAAAGTTAGACAATACAGGTTATTTATAACTTACTCGAAAACGTATGGCTAAATTACTCCTGTAGCGTTTAGAGTATAAAAAAGGAGAAATATATGATTTACAATAACATGGTTTCTCCTATTTGGAGAAATCACCATGATACTACACGCAGCCCTTCTTTGCCTGGCACTCAACGTACACTTCGAAGCACGAGGCGAGCCGATAGAAGGACAACTTGCCGTCGCTCATGTTACCATTAACAGAGCTAAAGAAAATAAAACCAGCATCTGTCACGAAGTTTTTAAGAAAGGACAATTCTCGTGGACACGACATCGATATTCTATCCCGAAAGGTCCAGAATGGGAAAACTCGAAGAAGGTGGCCCGTTTTTCTCTGAAATCTCCGGATAGTGTAAAAGGTGCCACTTATTTCTTCAATCCAAAAAAATGTCATCCCGCCAATATCGTTAGGGGGAAAAAGAAGGTCAGAAGAATACGGAAATCATGTTTTCTATGCTAATAAATAGCAGGACTTAACTAACAGAGGACAATTCGATGGATACGAAAGACACAAATGATTTTTTGATGGAAGAAGCTTTATTGAATGAGAAAACAGTGGTTTCCTTTCATAAGAGACCGGTTGATAAACTGGTCGCGGCTCACAAAGAGCAACTGCAAGCCAAGAAACACGAAATCGTTCAACACAAAACCTATAAGGACGGGTCGCATGAGATTCTACATAGAACCCCTTCTAAGAATCTTAGAGTAACCACAATCACTCAAGCTCAGAAAAGAGGAGCCGTCACTAAAATGACCAATAGACCTGCGTCACCATCTATCAGACAAAAAATGGCGTCTAAAAAGTAGAGATAAACCATGTTTAAATTCATTGATGTTATATGGGGAGCCGCAGTCCCATTTGATGTTGAGAAGAGAGGTCTTTATATGATTTATTATGGCTTCTATGTGAAGGGAGTCTTTATCGGTGTTAGTCGCCTGGTAGAGAAGAACCAAATGAGGTTCAAATATAATAGCACTCGAAGGTGATACAAATGAATTTGACGGCTGCTGAAATCTTAAAGATAACCGATTCTTACGACCTCTTTGGGAAGATGACCGAGACCGAAGTTAAAGATAAGTATCGTTGTCTCGCGTTCGAATGGCACGCGGATAGGAACGATAGTCCGAATGCTAGTCAGGTGATGGCTCACATCAATGCTCTGCACGATAAGTGGCTGTCCGGAGATTACGGAAGAGTTCTAAAGATCGAAGAAAAGAATGGAGCAAAGAGAACTTTCCATTTCAAATACCAGAAGTCTAAAGAGACCGATGTCGGCGAAATGTATATCGGTAAGAAGATGGTGATATTCAGAGTATCGGAAGATAACATCGACTTATATCGCTCTGCAGTGAACGCTATTCAAGGCATTCGCTTTCCGACCAAGATGCTGGAAGCCAACTTCAATCGCTTGGTACCTAAAGAACTGAAGGCGTATGAGACCGATAACGGCGGATTCATCAGTGTCTATAAAGGATCGAATCAGGTTAACCTGGCGGATGTGATCGAAGCCGGTGTGGAGATAGAGCCGGGGCATCTGACCTGGATTCTCGACGGTGTCTACAATTTCGTTCTTCTGATGCACCAAGTACAGAATAAGATGTTCGGTGGATTGGAGGTGGATTCGATATTCATCAACCCTCTGTTCAGAACCGTGCATGTTTTGGGGGGTTGGTGGTTTACCGATTCGCTGAACGGCACTCTGAAGGCTCTGCCGAATTGGATTATCCCAATCCTACCTAACGATATCATCAAGGTTAAGAAAGCGGTGCCGGCTATCGACCAGATCGCCGTCAAGGCTTTAGGCATCAAACTCTTGGGCGACGACACGATGGTCGGATCCAAATTATTAAAGATGGGAAAGAAGTACCACCCGTTGATTTCTTTTCTCCGATCACCTCATTCGGAGAGCACCATCAAGGAATATGGTGAATGGTGTAAGGTTATTAAGGATCTTCCGAGGTTAGATTTACCAATCACATTCAATGACATCTACAAGTAGAGGTGGAAAAATGGGCTATTCAACTTGGAGTACCCGAGAATGGTCGTCTTATGCTGCTACAACGGCCACTAAAAGAACCGAAGAAATCTTTAGAAAGAAATCTATCGATACCGACCTCGATCCATATAAGGTAATGGTTAGAGAGAGTCGCGATTCGGATTTTAACCCGAATAGCACTCCGATCATCATCGGTTGCGATGTGACTGGATCGATGGGGGTTATCGCAGATCATCTGGTCCGAAAGGGTGTCGGCACCTTCTTCGAAGAGTTGCTGAACAGGAAGCCGGTTTCCGATCCTCACATGATGATCATGGGCATCGGAGATGCCGCTTACGATACATCTCCTTTGCAAGTCAGTCAGTTCGAAGCCGACTTGACGATTGCCAAATGGTTGGAGAAGATGTACATCGAGCACGGCGGTGGCGGGAATCAATACGAATCTTATGATCTACCTTATTACTTTGCCGCTAATCACACTTCGATCGACTCCTGGGAGAAGAGGTTTAAGAAAGGGTATATCTTCACCATCGGTGACGAGCAGGCACCGCCAAAGACATTCGCCAAGCAGGTGGAAAGGTTCATCGGTGATGAACTATCGCAAGATATGACTTTTGCAGAAACCCTCGCACAAGCACAGAAGATGTATCACTGCTATCACATCATGATTGCTCAGGGTAATCATGCGAGCCACTATCCGGAAGAAGTGAAGACATCCTGGCGCGAGGCGATGGGGCAAAATGCCATCTGGTTGGAAGACTATAACAACCTGAGCGAAGTTATCGTCAGTACCATCCAGCTAAATGAAGGTGTCAATAAAGCAGATGTACTGAAGAGCTGGAGCGGCACAACCGGCATGGTAGTAACCAGAGCATTAGACGGCATCGGCCCGAATGCGATTTCTACAACAACCGAAAGCACTCGTCGAGGAGTAAGGAGAATCTAATATGGTAAGAGCATTTCATATATTCTGGTGGAATAGGAAAGAAGGCAAGGAGAGCCAAGACCTGGATGTTTTAATCATCACCGACTCGATTGACAAGGTCTTCGATATCTTCAGAAAAGAGTTTCCGGAACATGATCCGAATCTGATCCAAAATATCGAGGTAATGACCTCCGAAGTCGCGGTAGGCTAATTGGCTCTATCTCCTTTGCGGATAAATAGTAGTAAAAATCCGCAAAGGAGTAATCTAGATGACAACATATAACACCCTGAATCCCTATTTCGACTTTTTTAATCAATCAGGAGAAAAGCGGATTTTATGCAGATTTCATCGATGAAGAGATTCGCCTTGCCGGCGTAGAAGTTCTTTACATCGTTAAAGATTTTGAAAGTGTGGACGAAATTTTAGGGGAACCCTACAAATCTCTCCATAGTCGTTATTATCCTATGGCTGTAAGGGTGTCTAATGTGATGGGGTATGATGGTGAACCCGATGTTATGACACAATTCGGTATAGCGTTCAAACCGCAAGCAACGCTGGTGATCAGCAAACGAGTATTTAAGAATCTTAAAATACCCGGTCGAGAGTTAAGACCGCATGAAGGAGATTTGATATTGGTTGGCTCGGCACAAGCTACATCTTCCGATCCGCTCTATAGTAATAGCCTTTTTGAAATCATTTATGTTCCAAGAGAAGCATCGACCAACTGGCCATTAGGTAACTATTTTGTTTGGGAAGTGAAATGCGAACTATACACTGCTTCTTATGAGAAGTTCGAAACCGGCAACGCGCATATCGATAGAATCAACGATCAATATGGAAATGAAGCAGATTTGTTGCAGGGAATCAACGAAGGATTGGAGAAGCAAAAGGCCAAGTTGGTCGATTTTTCCGAAACCAATCCATTCTCAGGACTATAAGGATATAACATAATGATAAACGATAGCCCATTTTATTACCGGCACAACCAAGAACATTATCGCAGCGTTCGGAATCCTTTTTAGAGATGTCGAGTATGTGAACGACTGGGGTCAAACTATCAAGGTACCCATCCACTATCTTCCCAGAGAAAAATTCATAGAAATGACGGAAGTAAGTGCTGATCACGATGATGGTTATGAAACCATGACCACTTTACCAAGATTCGGTTTCGAACTCACATCGGTAGATTACGATTCAACCAGAATGTTGAACCCGATGGGTAAGATGAGACATACACAAGACGAACATAACCGATACATGTTCTCCAGAATTCCGTACAACTTTGCTTTTAACTTATACCTGGCAACCATAAAATTTGAAGACAGTTTAAAGATAGTCGAACAGATTGTACCGTTCTTTACACCAGAACTTAATATCTCGATTAGAGATAAAGAAGACTTCGAGATTTATACCGACATTCCGATAGTGTTAAATAATTCGAGCTTCCAGATAGATTATCTGGGAAGTTTCGAACAGCGAAGAACTATCCAATGGACTTTTTCTTTCACTGCTAAAGCATACCTCTATAGCAATGTGAGAGAACAAACTCGTATCAAAGAGACTATCGTTAAAATGACGAATAAAGAATTGAGTGTGGTGTATGAGACTTTGATCAGCGAAGTCAATCCAAGATCGGCAGAAAAGACCGATGCTCACCAAATAGTCGATACCATAGTCGATGGGCTCCCTCCAGTCAAATTGACGATGGACTTTTCATCGGGAGATTCGGTCCTTCTGGATTCCGACGAAGGTATACCTTATACGATTTTCGATTTTCACCCGATGGTTACCGGTGATAGAGCAGTTGTGGTGCCGATGGCGAATAGTTTATAATCTAATGCGAGGTTAGATATGATAATCAAATGTTGTATCGGATCTGGGTACGGTGATGAAGGCAAAGGGATGTGGACAGATTATCTGGTTAGAAATAGCGAAAAGCCGATAGTCGTCAGAAATAACGGTGGGGCTCAAGTGGGGCATACCGTAGTTCGAGGAGATAAGAGGTATATCTTTAGTCATCTCGGGTCTGGCACTCTGAGAGGAGCACCGACTCTCTTTACCCGAAATACGGTTGTCAATCCTATTCTCTTTCTGAAAGAGACCAAAGGAAGAAACGCCGGGATAAACCATAAGGTTTATATCGATCATCAGGCTCAGGTGACTACCCCCTTCGATATGCTGCTAAACCAATGCCTGGAGATGAGTAGAGGCGAAGTTCGTCACGGATCAACCGGAACCGGATTCGGTGCTACTTTGGAGAGAGTAGAGTGCGGTATCGCTCTTACTTACCGAGATATTTGCGGCGGGCACTCTTATAAAAAACTAACCGAAATCAAAACATGGTGCCAAAACCGTCTGCCTAAACCCATCAATTCTTTCATGGAAGAGGCGGTTGCCTTCTTCTCGCATAACGCGATGTTGGATATGTTCATCGATGATTGCAATGAGTTCTGCGAGAAGACAGAACTATGGAAGGGCGCCTTCGATGACTATAAAACCATCATCTTTGAGAACGGGCAAGGGTTGATGCTCGATCAAGAGTATGGTAAGTTTCCAAATGTCACTCGCTCTAATACCGGATTCAGGAACATCGGTAAGATGATGAAGAGCCTTGGGTGGTTTAATCAGGTGCCCGTTCATGTCTATTATCTGAGCCGTTGTTATACGACTAGACATGGTGCTGGTCCGCTGTCTTACGAAAATCATTCGTTGCCTGGTATTGCGATGAAAGACGAAACCAATGTACCAAACGAGTTTCAAGGAACCCTGCGACTTGCCCCACTCAACCTATACGCTATAAATAATGCTATCCAATGGGATAGCTCAATTCATCCCAAGAATACTGTCAGGTATAAGATCGCTACTTGCTGCGATCATATCGTAAAGGAAGAGAACGCTAAATATATTGACCGTGATGGTAAATACACTATCACAAATTCGGAGCAATTTGTCGATAAGATAAGGCAAGAATTCAATGTGCTATCTTATTCGGCAACTGGAGATCGCCTAACCGATTGGTCTCTGGCTAGATTTGGATAATCTTAAACCAGGAATTTATCCGATGGACAATGTGACCCTTGGAATGATAATCGGTTTTTAATATCGAAACTAAAAAAGGCGAGGTGATAAGTAAAGATGAATTCCAAAAAAACCGTGAGAAGTATGTCGGAAATAGATCCAAAATCAGAAAGGAGATGCTCAATGCGCTTACATGAACTCTTGGCTATCGAAAAGAATCAGCAAACCCAATTCACCACCCTGGTTCAAGACACTCAAAACAAGTTCGGGCGAGATCATTACTTCAAAGGCTGGGTAAAGAGCCTAAAGATGATCCAGGACAGTCCTGAAAACGAGGCTATCGAGAAAGCGGGTAGCGAAACCAAAGATGTGGTAACCACTGTCGGCGAGACTCTAGAATACCTATTCGAACGCTGGGCGTCTTATGAAGATACTCAAATCCGCAAGAACACCACCAATCAGAAGGCTACGACTAGTCTGCCTATCGGCGACACCGTAATCGACGATGTTCCTGTCGATGAGTTGATGGGACTGGAAACCCGTCTCACCAAGATCCGCGAAATCTTCCAGCAGATTCCAACGCTTGACGCTTCTCGTGAATGGCAGAAGAGCACGGTTCGTGAAGGTGTCTGGATCGCCTCTCGTCCGGATGTGACGACTAAGACGGAGCGAGTTATCACCCCGGTAGTACTCTATGAAGCGACTAAGGAGCATCCTGCTCAAATCGAAAAAATCAGCAAAGACGAGGTGGTTGGATCATTCACCACCGTTTCATTCAGTGGAGCTGTTACTTCTTTACAAAAATCTCAACTCCTGAAGAGAATTGATGATTTAATCGGGGAGGTTAAAAAATCAAGAATGAGAGCCAATTCTGTCAATGTGGTCGAAAAGAAGATCGGACAGGTTTTAACTGATTATTTGCTTGAGTTTTTAAAATAGCTTTCTACCAAACCAAAATCCATCTGGAAGTTCTTCTTTTTCTAAATGGATTTTGGAAGTTAAAATTCCATTGGTGATCCATCGGTAGCCGTTTATTTGCTACGCTATTTTTTCTTTTATGATCGGTAGAATGAACAGATCCGTTTTAGAGAATCGCTAATTGCTTTTTTGGTTACTTCGGATATCACTCTACCTTTACATCTTTGATTTCCGTTTCATTGCTTTGCTAATATTTTGCCTATGACTATGAGATTTTGAAACTCCGCATCGTCGATAGACTCACTTTTTGTTTTTGTTCTATAGATAATTTGCAGCCGTTTTCGTAATCTACTTTGGTTATCGCTAATTTGGCGTTTTAGAATATCATAGATTTTAACGGTTACCTTTTGTTTTTCTGTGATGGAGAACAACCAAAACGACCTCTGCATCGAAATCGAATCGGGAAACGCTTTCCACATAAGATGATGAATAATATAATGTGCTTTAGCAGGAACTTTAAGCAGATTGTTTGGTTCTTTAGACCATTCAGGTTTCCAGGATTTAGGCACGATATGATGACACTCGAATCCGTTTCGGCTTATCTTCGGGTTCTATCGAGATGAAGTGGTTTAGGAGTTTAACAAGACGGTTAAGGTAATGAGGGATTGAATTTGGTTGTTCGAGAAGATATCGAACATAAATAGTCTTAGGCATGATCGCCTCCGAGATAGGTGATTGTGATTAGGGTATAGGATTGACTGCGAATCATTCCTATATCCGTATTTATAAGATTTTAGATTGTGGGATAGCGTTCTCGTCAATGTAATAACCTGTCACTGAAGGTTCGAATCCTTCCCCGATCACCTAATCGCTCAATCGGAGTTATTCGGGATCGGGTGGCGAAACTGGTAAACGCGCAGGAGTTATCGTAAATCAATGTATCGTATTCTCCCACCATCGTTTAATTAGAAATCCGTTTAATAATCTTTAACGACAATACACTGGGAACACAAGGGTTCGAATCCCTTATCGTCCACCAAGACTCATTTTAAGCAAGTGGTTCTCGGGGACGATTAGTTCAGTGGTAGAATCTCCCTTTATTGTTATTATAAAGTTCGTTAGTTGATGAAAGAGCGGACGCGAAAATATTCGCAAAGGGCTATAAAATCCTGGTGTAGGGTTTATAGCCCTTTTCTATCGCCTGTTTCATTGCTTCGCTTCTTTTTCTTTTATGTTCTTCGGACTGCGGTCTTCCGTTTCATTGCATCGCTCATTTTTTGTTTAGAT